AGTGAACGTGACCTTCGAAATAAGTCATTCATTAAGAAGGAAGCTTACCCAGAGTATAAGCATGCTCGTTGGATTAACTCGCGCACAGACGCATTCAAGGCATTCAGTGGTCCTTTATTTCACGCGATTGAAAAGGAACTTTTCAATGGCGGGAAGGGCCACTATTTTGTCAAGAACAAACCGCTTGATGAGCGTGCGAAGTACATCCGCGACAAACTATACATGGCTGACTCCACTTATTTTGCTACAGACTACACTGCCTTTGAAGGAAGCTTTGACCCTAGACTGATTCGCAGTTGTGAAGGTCAATTATATCATTGGATGGCACATAATGTGCCCGCTGGCCAAGAAAGAGTTGAAATGATCGTTGATGCATTGAGTGGCGTTCAACGCTGCAAGATGCGAACCGCTCATGCTAAAGGCCACGCACGAATGTCCGGTGACATGTGTACTTCATTAGGCAATGGTTTCACCAACTTGATGCTTGCGCTGTTCGCAGCGCAGGAATATGGTTGGGCAAGTGAAGTCGCCGGGGTAGTCGAAGGTGATGATGGTCTCTTTCGAGCGGACGGACCGGTTCCACCTGAGTCATTCTATGCAAGGCTTGGTTTCATTATCAAGCTAGAGCAGTCGGAGGATTTGGGTAAGGCGGGATTTTGTCAAACATACTTTGATTCTAACGACGAATTTCCCCAGAACGTGGTCAATCCGCTCAAATTCCTTGGAAAGGCAGGGTGGACAACTTCATCAGCTAAGCATGGTGGCAAAGGTGTTTTGCGTCAATTGGCGGTAGCGAAGGCTTTCTCGTTGCTGTTCATGGCGCCAAACGGACCTGTCATTTCATCCTTGGCGCGGTGGGTATTACGCTGCAATCCTGGAGTGCCTGTTCGTGAATCTGAAGATTGGTGGGAACGTGAGATGTTTCGGTCAAGTTCTGTACAGACTTGCTTGGCCATTTCAAAGATTCCACCAACTGATGGACAACGACGGTTGGTTGAAGATCTCTGGGGTCTGTCAATTGCTGACCAAATTGAGATCGAAAACTACTTTGACTCCAGGACTACAATGGGACCAATAGATCATCCCACTGTTTATGAATGTTGTCAGAAAGCCAACCCCGCTTGGTCGCAAAACTGGGACACGCATGTCGTGCATGTTCCAGCAGGCTATCGGTGGTGAGGCAAACGGGGCCGCTCGTGGTGCCCCTTCAGTTCCGCCATGTACTGACGTTAGAGTGGGGTCGCTTTTACAGAGGCCGCGAGGTGAAGAGAACCTGTGGGTACAAAATAAACAGATCTCACAGCAACATCCTCGTGTTCGGAAGTCTTACATGACTTGTGGCCTTTGTATTTGAGACTAGCCCCCTGAGCAAGGGCTTTCTACTCTGAGAACGTGGGAAGAAAAGGTCCGCCGCGTCCAATAAAACGCGGGGATTTGTACTCATTGGGTCAATGGACTAACAACCCAAAACGGTGCCATGCGCTTAATAGTTCCGTGCTAAATAGGAGAAATCCTTAAATGCCGACAGACTGCACGGGTTGGCGTTAAGTATCCATTGATGAACAGTCGCCTTGTTGTCGGGGGATCCAATACAGACAATACAAACGAACAACAATGGTGAAGAACTTGCAGGATTTAGTGAATTCGAAGAATATCAGTGAAGAAGGTGCTGATTGGCTTCGTACAGCATTGGATCCTTTCCATGACTATAACAAGGTGTTTGAGGGATACCCTGACATTGTCTCCTCTCGGAGCAAGGTCCATCTAGTGACGGTGTCACACACCATATCATCACCTGATGGGAATCCCTACAAGTGCCGCATTTGGCATCCGACAGCCCATCCTATATTGGCTGCCAAGAACGACCTTCATCCCATCGCGGGTGCAGGTACCGGCATTGTCGGCATTAACACTGCCGCCACTACCATGGGCACTAGTGGCCCGATCATGGTTGAGACTTGGAATGGCACTTCCAATCCTGACTCAACCCCGGTAGGTGCCACCTGCACTCGCGCTGGGCTCGGTTGGCCGGGTGTGAGCGACGTTAGTGATCACCGGATTGTCGCTATCGGGTGGGAAGTGCATAACACAACCTCCCCGGTGTATCAATCTGGAACAATCACCGTGAGCCGTCAGACTGGGAATTCCTCTCAGTGTGTCCCTACGATTATTGAGGATGGGGTGAATGCCATACCGTCGGAGATGCAGAGTGTGAGGTTCATTGACAACCCTTACGCCAGCTCCAACTTGGCTATCGCTACTCCTGGGGCTGTTCAATGGCCCGCTTCGGAAGGATGTTATGTGGTTGGTAAGTTGGCTAGTCCTAACTTGCACATCAACAGCGTTACCAATCGTCAGATTGGGATCAATTTGGGGTCGCATTTCTCTACGACTTCCTACTGGGCCACGGAGACCGCCGTTGTCGCAGGTGTTGACGCAGTTGACCACATCACTGGGGAACCCCTGTCCATCTCAGGGTTTGACATGCCTTACGTCTTGGGCGAAGGCTTGTCAGGCGAAACTACGTTGCAACTCACCTGCCGCATCTTTTATGAGCTGTTCCCAAGTGGCGGCTCGGAATTGGCCATGTCTACCCCTAGCCCAAAATTGGACTATAAGGCGTTGGCTCTTTACGGCGAGGTTGCTGCCCATTTGCCTTGTGCTGTCCCTGTTGCTATGAACCCTGGCGGAGATTATTTCCGCATGGTCATGGCAGCTATTGCTGAGGCTCTGAGGGCCACATCCCCGCTGTTGGCCACTTTCCACCCCGCGTTAGGTCCTGCTGCTGTTGCCGGTTCAATCGTCGCACAGCAGTTGTCCAAGAAAGGAAACAACAACAATAACAATGCTAACAAGCAGAAAAAGAAGAAGAAACCCGCCCGTGTTGGTTGGGGCACCTTATCAGGCACGCCGTCTTCTTCCTACAAGAAATGAATACATGTCCAAGATTGGTGATGGTGTTCACTTTAAACAAAC